ACACCCACGGCACCTACTCTGGACGCTGCTCACACTCTAGGCCAAACCTAGCACAAGTCCCAGCTACCCGTGCTCCCTACGGGGGCGAGTGCAGAGAGTTGTTCACCGCCCCAAAGGGTAAGGTGCTTGTCGGCGCGGACGCCTCGGGCATCGAGCTGCGCGTGCTGGCTCACTACCTAGCCCAGTGGGACAACGGTGCGTATGCTAAGACCATCGTAGAGGGAGACATACACACCGCTAACCAAGAGGCCGCTGGCTTGAGCACACGCGACGAGAGCAAAAAATTTATATATATGTGGTTGTATGGTGCTGGTAACAAGGCGCTTGGAGAGATTGTAGACGGGGGAGAACGAGAAGGAAGAGCACTCAAAGAGCAGTTCCTTCGCAAGATACCAGCCGTTCGCAACCTGATGACCACGGTAGAGTCCAAGGTGACTACGAGCGGGACCATGCAGGGACTGGACGGTAGAATCCTTCCGGCTCGGAAAGCTTTCTCTGCGCTCAACCTACTGTGCCAGTCAGCGGCGGCGGTGATTATGAAGCAGGCGCTCATAGAGTTCACCAAAAATGCAAGCTTCCTGCACGGAGGTAAGACCCTCTACGAGATGCACGCTAACGTCCACGACGAAGTCCAGTTCTCCTGTGACCGGAACCACGCAACAGAACTGGGTCAGTTGTTTGTTACTAGCATTAAGAAAGCCGGGGAGATTCTTGGAGTCCGTTGCCCACTAGACGGGGAATACAGCATCGGAGCTAACTGGAAAGAAACACACTAATGAGCACACTAATAGTAGATGGCGATATGCTCGCCTACAGAGCAGCCTTTGCCAGCGAGTATGAAACCAAGTGGGACGATGACCACTGGACCCTGTTGTCCTCAGAGACAGAGATGAAGTCGGAGGTAGAGAGGTTCTTTCATAACCTTAGCAAGACGCTGCGGTCTGATGACATCCTGCCAGTCTTCTCCCCCAGAGAGAACTTCCGGCTAGACTTGTTTCCTGAATACAAAGCTAACCGCAGAGACAAGCGCAAGCCTTTAGGGCTACGATGGCTAGTCCAGTGGATACAGAATAAATACAACGGTATCATGGCAGAGAACATGGAAGCTGATGACCTCATCGGCATCCTGTGCACCCGGAACCCTACCAAGACTGTAGCTGTGTCCGGGGACAAGGACTTCGGCACCCTGCCTGTCGCTTGGTATAACCCTCTGAAAGACCAGAAGCATATGAGCAGCCCACAGGAAGCGGCTAACTTTCATCTCATCCAGACACTGGCAGGAGACTCTACTGACGGATACATGGGGGTCAAAGGCGTCGGTGTGGTCACCGCTAAGAAGCTTTTAGACAAGGAAGGATACACATGGGACACCGTGGTCAAAGCCTACGAGAAAGCTGATATGACTGAGGAAGACGCCCTGTTGACCGCTAGACTGGCCTACATCCTCCACGACAAAGACTACAACGAAGAGACAAAGGAGATAAAACTATGGGAACCAAGATAAAGGGAACCGCTGAAGAAAGGAAACAAATCCCTATTTATAGGGGGTTTATCAAGTATTTCCCTGACGCCATCGTTGAAGTATCCAAGCTAAGCGTAAAAGGAAATCGCCAGCATCACCCAGAGGCAGACATCTTCTGGGACAAGAGCAAGTCTACGGACGAGCTAGATGCCCTTATGCGCCACCTGATTGAAGAAGACTGGGCGGCAGTTGCGTGGAGAGCGCTTGCAAATCTCCAAAGAGAGTGCGATAAACACAAAAAAGAGTAGGTATATATGGAACAGGAAAACGTATTTCCTTTTGTTTCAGATGAACTTTTGACAGCTTTGTCTGAAAGGTTTCCAAAGCAAGACTTTGGGCCTAGCGAATCTTTGCGTGAACTAGACTACCATTACGGACAGCGGTCTGTAATTCGTTTTTTAGAGAACAAAGCCGAAGAACAACGTGAAAACTCATTAACCTCAATCCCTGATATTTGATATGTGCTTTAGCGCCCCAGACCCTCCAGCCCCGCCTCCGACACCAAAACCACCGCCACCCCCAATGGCAAAGATTAAGAAGGTAGAGAGTCCTGCGAGGGAACAAAGAAAAATGTCGCGTAGGCGCGGAGGACAAAGGTCTTTAGTAATCAATCGAACCACCCCAAATACTGGCTCTAGAGGAGCTGGGGCAACTTATTAACCAGATGAAAATCTACGGAAAAACAATTACGAACCCCGCGCAGGGGTCGAACACAGACATTGACTGGAACGGAGGAACTGGAATGTTTGCCGTTACTGGTTCAAACTTTCAAAGCTCAACAGTTAAACTCCAACATAAAATTGGAGACACTTACTTAGACATTGGTAACGAAGCTAACTTCACCACCAATGGAGCTACCCTGTTCACCACCTCGGCTAATAGCCTTCGGGTAGCAGTAGATGGCAGCGGAAGCACTCTGGCTGCTGTTGTAGAAGTGCAGCCTGTTTACGAAAACAAAGCTCTTTAATTTATGTCACGCGTAGACGCTAAAACAAACCCGTTAACCACAGGATTAACGCAGAACCTATTTAAGATTCCGTTTACGCGTGACAAGAGCATCAAGTTCGACGGAACGGACGATGTAATTACCACGAACGCCGACAGCACGCTGGCCACGAAGACCTATTCGTTCTGGGCTAAATCTAGTGACACAAATAATAAGAACCCAATATTTGCTCATGGGTCTTACACACTAGGAGCATTGCTGTTTAATTGGAATCAAGGCAACAACAGAGGGCCAATTCTTTGGCTCGGAGTTAATAATTACTATATTTGGAAAGATGACGAATGCCCAGAACAGAGAGACGGATTATGGCATCATTGGCTCCTTTTTGTTGATTCCACAAACGTGCAAAACGCTCGTCTCTTTTGTGATGGTGTTGAAAAGCCCACTGAAACCTCCAACGTAGCAACTCCACAAGCCTACACATCAGGAATCACCATTGGGCGCACAGAAACTTACGGGTCGTTCTTAGGCTCGCTAGATGAGTTCGCAATATTTGATGGGGACCAGACTGCACTCGTAGACGAACTCTACAACAACGGACGCCCCACTAACCTGCTTCAATACTCCACGCTAGACCACTGGTATCGCATGGGTGAAGGCGTGCTGGGCGCTAAGAGAGACGGGGACGAGAACCTGCTGTTTGACCAGTCAACGAATGGTGGACTGGGGAGTGAGAAGATTACTGATGGTGGGTTTGATGACCCAAGTGCTTGGATTACAAATATTGGTGACCCTGTTATTGAAGATGGCGTGGGCAAATTTACTTCAGCATCAAACAGTTTTATCATTAAAAATAGCGCCGTTCCAACGACTGTTGCCACTTACAAGCTTAGATACGATATTGTTTCTACAAACGGTAACAATAATCTGCGCCTTGGTGGCGGCAATTCAGCTTTTGGTCAGGTCGCGCTCACATCTGCGTCGGTTGGGACATACGATGTTTTTGTTACATCAAATGGGACTCAAACAAAACTGCAATTTAACAATCAAGGTTTCATTGGCTCAATTGACAACGTAAGTCTCAAAGAGGTCCAGAATTCTGGCACCATCAGTGGCGCAGCGATTCAAGCGGACAAGCCTCAAGAATTAATTACCAACGGTACATACGACACAGACACTACGGGTTGGACTGGTCACTCATATAGTAGCACCACTTCTTTGTCGATTGTTGCCGGGAAACTTAGAGTTACAAGCAGCACGACTTTCGGTTTTGCTTACCAAAGTTTTACAACACGGGTTGGTGGAGTCTATTCGTTTACGATTGACGTTACTAAAGGCACCTCACCCAATTACGATGCTTATTTCGGCACAGGGCAGAACGTGTCAAATCTTTTTAGCAGCGGCGCCACAGGCTTTGCTGATTCACAAGGGGATACTCGTACAATCACCGGCACGTTTACTGCAACCAGCACAACTACGTTTCTTAACTTACGCTCCCGTAATCAAGGAAGCCTTACTGATGCTTTCACAGATTTTGACAACGTGTCCGTCAAAGAGCTGACCCAATCCGTCCCGAAACAGTGTAAGAATCTGCGACCTATCGCGCCAGGAGAGCGCAGCTTGTCGTTTGATGGGACGGATGATTTCGTGGATTGCGGGACAGGACTTGCAGACGCGCTGGGGGACAACTACGCAGGAAGTCTAACTGTATCAATGTGGTTTAAGGCAGACACAACTAGCGGAAACGATGGACTGTTTGAGATTGGCTCATTTGCAGGAGCGCATGGTGAGGTTCGCTTTAAAGTAGGGAGCAATACTCTAGGCTTTTTCTTAAACGGTGCAACATGGCAAAGAGACGTAGCTTTTACCGACACAACAAACTGGAACCATGTTGTTGGAATCTACAAAGCCGGAAGCGAGGCAGAGAGCAAACTATACCTTAACGGGACAGCAGTCGGCGCAACAACAGGCACGTTCCCCTCGAGCGGAGATTTGGACTTTGCTGGTCTTAAAACAATCATTGGTGGTTATTTTAGTGCCAGCTTTTTGTTTCATGGCAGCATAGATGAAGTCGCTATCTGGAGCGAAGCACTGGATGGGGACGCCGTGAAGGCTATTTATAATGCAGGCCAACCCACGCACCTGGCGGCAGGTAGGATCGGAGCCTACGATATTTATAAAGACAACCTCCAGGCTTACTACCGGATGGGGGACGCGACGGTGCCTGCGCAGGACGGGACGAATAACCTGTTGTTTGACCAAACGAGTCCGGGAGTGGGTTCAGAAATCGTGACCAACGGAGACTTCTCGTCTGACTCAGATTGGAACCCAGTAGGAGA